TATCATTGATATGTATCCAGAATTAAAAAAAGATAAAAATGATATTATAAATGTAGTATATGGTAAATTAAGTAAACCAAATAAACAAATTTTTACAAAAATTAAAATAGATAATCAAGAATTATATATAGATAATACTGGATTAGTTCTTGATGAAAATTTAGTTTTTAAAGGTCTTATAATAAATAATATTCGTTATTTATTTGATGATAACATCGATCTAACAAAATATGATGATTTGTTAACTAAATAATAATTTGTAAAATATATTTTTTTTCTATAATTTTAATATATATATGAGTAATAATATATGTATAAATACAAGTGCTTTAGAAAGTGTAAGTACAGATAAAATAGAAACAAAAAAATTTGATGAAAAACGTTGTGCACCTGGTAAAAATTTCGAAGCAGGTTCATGTATTGTATTACCTGTATTGATTGAAATGGTTAATGCATATAATAAAACACATAAAGATAAAATAAAATTAAGTTGTAGAACAGAGATATTAAAACCAAAGAGATATAAAAAATATTTATTACGGGAAATAAAAAATAAATATAAAAATATATGTGATGGTCAATTATGTTGGGCACAACAAGATTTTATAAAAAATATGGATGAATTTATGAAAGTAGAATTAGAAAAATTTACATTTAGACCACTCGGACCAAATGGTCGTTTTGAATGGTTAAATACATTAAATATTGATGAGGTTATGAATCAATATGAAATGAATATTAAAGAATTTTCTTTTTTAGGTGCAGTACCTATGGATTTTCAAAAAATAAATTTAAAAGGTGTAGCTGACATTAATATCGATAAAGAAGTTAAAGATGGTGTTACAAAATTTGGTATTATTTTTAATTTAGATGAAAGTTGGCAATCTGGATCACATTGGACAGCAGGATTTGCTGATGTAAAAAATGGACACGTTTATTATTTTGATTCATATGGATCACCTCCAGAAAAAAGAGTAATTGAATTATTTAAAAAATTTATTTATTATTATGAATCAAAAAATGAAGGTAAACGTTGTAAAATACGTGTAAATAGAACACGACATCAGTTTGAAAATTCAGAATGTGGTGTGTATTCTATAAACTTTATTTTAGAATTATTAAATGGTAAATCATTTGATGAAATTACAAAAAATAGAATAAAAGATAGAGAAGTAAATAAATTAAGAAAAAAAATATTTAGAAATCCAAATTTTAAGACTGAATCCGATACATAACTATAGAATACCTTGCAATATATTATTTTTATCAAATATAAAAGCACCATCATCACGTAATAATATATAACTTATGTTATATACATTATATGAACCTTCTTTATATGAACCTTCTAAATCAAATTCTTTTAATGATTCAATAATATTACCGTTATTATCATAAGTATATATTAATTCTTTATATGAATCAATTTTATTGCCACTCATATCATATACTGTTTTTACAGATGAAATCGCGTTACCTATATTTTCTTCAGATGTAACTGCGATACGTGTCTTTTTTACAGGGATGATCTTATTTATTTTGTCATCTGCGTGTTTTAGTACCTTAAAACTATCACAATTATTAATACATTCATCAAAAATATTAGTAAATGTATTATTTTTAACATATCCAATTCTAAAATTAAATCTATTACCATCAACTAATTGATAACATAAATCATTTTTATGTTTATTAAATTCTTCCATCCAATAAATATTTAAATCTCTATCATATATTTTGTTTCCACTAAAATCTCTATAATATAAATTTAGATCTTTTATCATTAAATTAATGCTATCATCTATAAGAGCAACATAAATTTTTACTTTTCCATTTGGTGATTCTTTAAAGTCACCAATTTTTAAATATTCTCCACTTTTCCATATTGATTTTGATGAATATATTGATAAATCAATATTATTTTTTGTTATTTTATTTGATGTATTATAATACATATTTAATATAATAATTAAAAAAACTATATTAAATATAATACTAACTATACTAATAATTTTATACATATTATTATATAATATGTATATATATATTTTTTTATAATTTAGTCATAATATCTTCTAAATTTGTATTAATATCGTCTTTATTTTTTATATTTTCGAATTTATATGACTTATATAATTTATATATGTTATAATATTTAGATTTATTTTGTTTTATAGCTTCTAATAATTTGAATATAAATTTATTTTTATTTTCTTCAATATATTTATCTTTAAATTTATCATTTAAAGTTACATTATCAACAATATCTAAAATAAAAGTTTTATATTTTTGATCAGATCGAACAAATGTAATATTATCCCACATTTCAATATATTTGTGTTTTACAGATTCAAACCAATCTTTTTCTCTTTTAATTAATTCACAATGTGAAACTCCGAGATACCAATACACAATTCTATCAAGGGAATAATTTGGATTTGTTTGTTCTAATTTATTTAATTCATCATTAATCCATTTTTGACAATCTTCAGGAGTCATTTCTATTTTTGGAGGATGTATAAATTTTGCATATTCGTGAACAACTTTGAGATAATCTGGATTAGTTTTCTTAACAATCTTATCTGTAGGCAAAAGTTGTATGAGTACACCTTTTTCAAAAGATGTTGTTTTCGATCTGAATGGTTCTGATATACATGTATCGTTTAAAAAAGATTCAAATGATGTATATTCTAATAATGTACACTGCCAGAAATCACATTCGTCTAAATCACAACATTCTAATTGTAATTGAACTTGATCCCAATAGTATATTGGACAAATTACACCTTTTACTTCTCCGGTTTTTTCTATTTTACGCGACAATGGTACTTTTATTTCTAACATACGTCCAACTAATTCCGTTAAATGCACATTATCATTTTTATAAGGAGTAACAATACCATCAGGTGATGCACCTAAACATCCTATTGTTGGATGTTCGCACATACCAAATTCATGTACTTGTACATTCATTCTATATTCATAGATTAATTTAGCAATATCTTCGTATTTTTTTCCATGATATGTAGCTTCATTATTTTGAAATGTTTCTCTTATTTTTTTTACAATCATTTTATATGGATATTCATATTTATTTTCACCAATTACAACACCTGCATCCGATGCAGTAATTTTTCCATCACGTTGTGTATACCATTCGGGAGAACGTTGTGCTGGATATTTAATTGAATTTAATTTTTCAAATTGTAAACGTCTTCGTAATATTTCTGATTTTGAAACATCATCATCTACTTGAATATCATGAATCCATTGTGAGCCAAATGGTCCAAATAGATTGTTAACACCATTATGACGTATAGGTAAACATTTTTGTTTATTAAAAATATTTGTAAGAATATTATAATTATTATTTGTTTTATATGTAGTATCTAGAATTAGATTATTATTTTTAAAATATGAATATTTAGAAAATACATCAATAAATTCTTTTTTATTTAATGTAATATTATATTCTGTATTAATTTTATTATACAGAAAATCAATAAGTTCGTCTAATTTATCTTTTGATTTTATATCATATTTTTTATTAAATTTTAAAAGATAATCTTTTGTTTTGTACATTGTTTCAATAATTAATAAATATATATATTTATCTCTATATATCATTTTATTTAAATTATAACAAAGTTCTAATAAAATTAATTATAATAAATTTAATTATCAATTTTTTACTAAATTGATAATCTAAAAAATAACCTAAAAAATAAAATAAGTTAACTAAATATTATTAATAAATTAATATTATGATAAAAACAATTAATAATATTGTTAGTACTGTTGTAAATACATTATCGTGGTCTACGGATGAGGTAAACAAATCTCTCAATGAATTATCATTAAGTGATCAAGAATATAATCCAGGGACTATTTTAAAAGAAATAAATAATGATACTGAATATATATTTCTTGGATATGATAATTCACGCGAAAATATGATATGTACTACCATAACTGGTAATATGTTAAATAATAATATATATGTTATTAAAAAAAATAATATTGCAAAAATTGTTAAATTAAATAAGATGCCAGTTAATACCAGATATGTTTTTGAATAAATTATTCAAAATCTAAAATAATCTATCAAGTAATCTTTCAAGAAAAATGGTTTCACATGCTAAAGCATATTCAATAATTTTTTTTCTAAGAAAAAATGGTTTCACATGCTAAAGCATATTCAATAATTTTTTTTCTAAGAAAAAATGGTTTCACATGCTAAAGTATATTCAATAATTTTTTTTCTAAGAAAAAATTGTTTCACATGCTAAAGTATATTCAATAATTTTTTTTCTAAGAAAAAATTGTTTCAGTTAAAAAACCTCAATAATTTTTCTTCTAAGAAAAATTGAAAATATTATAATCAAATAAATATATATGATTATAATACATTATAATACATACAAGATGGATAACACTGTTATACCTTTTAATACAGAACTTGGAATTGCGGTTGCAGGATCAGCTGATTCTGGTAAATCTACATTTATCGGTGTAATAACATCAGGAAAACTAGATAATGG